GACAAAGGTTATGACACGGCAAAGGGCGACTTGAACTGAGTATACGTGAAAGGTCGCCTTTTGTTTAGGAGGCTTAATGCAGTTAGTTGCTTACAGTAAAAATCCCATAATCAAGTTTATACAGCAGGCCATAGTTCCGCCTAAAAAAACATTTGAGGAAATCTCCTCAAGCGAAATCAGCCAATACTATACAGCCTATAATATCTTACCTTACAATCCGGACACTCTCTCAAACAAAGAAGGCAAGTTTGCTATCTATGACAAGATGAGGAAAGATGAACAGGTTAAGGTCTGCCTCGCTATCAGGAAGCTTGCTCTGCTCGCTGATAGCTATACACTCTCGCCCGCAAGCGATGCTCCTGAACACATTGAGCAATGCGAATTTATAAATTACAATCTTGAGCAGATGAAAGGCACGATAGAAGATAAGATTTATAAGATGTTACAAGCTTACGATTATGGTTTTAGCATAACCGAAAAGCTGCTCTATTACATTGATAGAGGAAAATATAAAGGCAAGATAGGTCTTAAAAACCTCAAGACCCGCAAGCCTCACAACTTTGATTTTAAGACCGACAATCACGGAAATCTTCTTGAGGTGTGGCAGTGGAGTGGAACACTTAAATTTGATCCTGTTAATTTTGTCCTTTTTCCTTATAACGCTGAGTGGGATAATCCTTATGGGAACTCAGACCTCATACAAGCCTATAGAGCCTGGTGGAGCAAAGACCTCATAATGAAGTTTTGGAATATCTACATTGAAAGATACGGGCACCCTTTCCTGTCTTTCAAGTATGACCCTGAAAACATTTCGGCACAGACACGCAACGTATTGACAGAGCTTTTAAATAACGTGCAGTCAAGGTCCAGCTTTGCCTACCCAAAAGACCTGGAGATGGAGCTGAAAGAAGTAATAAAGGGCGGCGAAGATATTTTTGATAAGGCAATTATTCAGAGAGATAAAGCAATAGCAAAAGCTCTTTTATTGCCCGGACTTATGGGATTTACAGAAACGTCAAGCGGCTCATTTGCATTAGGCAAAAAACAATTTGACGTTTTTTATCTGATAGTTAAGTTTGCTCAACAGGAATTTGCAGAGTCTATTATGGCTGAACAGATTATACGCCCTCTTATAGATATGAACTATGCCAATGTTGAGGTTTACCCCGTGTGGAAATTCGGCTCGGCTAATATAGATGACCAGGTGTCAAAGGGCAACCTTTTAAAGATCCTCATAGATGCGGGTATAATGAACGGAGAGGAAGACTGGGTTAGGGAATATGTATCTATTCCTCGACAGCCTGAGGGTTTTGTGTCCTCAAGGACTAAACAGCTCGAAGACCTGATAGCCCAGCTTAAAGAGAAAAAGGCGATAGAAGGAGTAGGGGAGAGAGGGGGAAGAGAAACCATTAAAGGAAGTGAAGAGGAAGAGAAGGGAAGAGAAGGGAAGATAAGAGAAGAAAGGCTGTCAGCCTTTTTGTTCGCAGACGGTGACAGACCCTCTGTAATTACTTCTTATGAAAAGAAGGTAGCTTTCGCTAATATAGAAAACACCATAGAGGTTGACTGTACCTTAACAGGATTAGACAAAATGAAAAGAGTTTTTACTGAAACCTTTGAGGAAATAAAAACCCAGTTTGAAAAAAATCCTATTAAGTCTGCGGACAATATTGAATATTCTCTCTATCTCAAAAAATATCAAACATACTTTGAATGGACGTTCCAGGACACATTCAGCCTTGCTCTTAAAAGAGGTTCTCTCTCAGCTCTCGAAGAGATTGGCAGCGTTAAACAGATGGCTCTGCACGTTGACCTTAGGACTATGCCTCCGGTTCAGGCTCTCGCCTACATAAAGGGAAAGTCTCAGAATAACGCAGGCAAGCTTGTAAACTATATGTCTGAAGAGATTAAAAAGATTCTTTTTAATTCCATTAAGGCAGGGAAATCTTCTAATGAAACAATATCCGATATGGCCGGACTCTTTGACGAGTGGCAGAATACAAACGAGATTAAAGACGGAAAACTTCTTACTCCTTCACGCCTTGAAACAGTATTGAGGACAGGTTCGGCCGATGCTTTCAATGTGGGTCGGCTCAATGCTTTCCTGGATCCTCAGATAGAGGGTTTTGTTGAGGCGTTCTTATACTCGGCTATTTTAGACGGACGGACAACGGAACTTTGTGGTGATGAACTTGACGGACTTATAATCAGGGCGGACGATTCCAGGGTAGCAAGGCTTAATCCGCCTAATCACTGGAATTGCAGAAGCTTGTTAGTGCCGATAACGGCGCATGATGAAAAGTATGAGGTATGGGACGACTCGGAGATAGACGTGGCTATGGCTCAGATACCAAAAGATTTTAAATAGGGGGATTTATGAAATACAAAAAGATAATTGAGTTACCGGACGACGTTAAGAAACTTCCTCAGGGGGCTCAGTTCCTTTTTATGGCGGCTTTCAACACTGCCTTTGAGGGCGAGTTTAAAGACAATGAAACAGAGTCTTCAAAAAAGGCGTGGGAGTCTGTAGAAAAGATTTACGAGAAAAATGATAAGGGTGTCTGGGTTAAAAAGATGAGTGCAGTTAAAACCTATGACCTGGTTATCCCTATTTTTAAGTCCGGAAAGTGGAAAGGAGTAAATATGAAAGAAGCTGAATTCTTCAGCGTTGACCGCATAGCAGCTTTCGTTGATAATTCAAATGCGGCTATTGCCGCTGGTGAGATAGAACCTTATTTAAAGTTAGGGCACAATGAGAAGCAGCAACTCTTAAAAAATTCAGGGCTTGTGACTGATGACGGACAGCCTGCGATAGGCTGGGTTAAAAAATTGATGAAGGTCGGCAAGGTTGTTTACGCTTATGTGGAGGGCGTGCCTCAGATGATATACAAACTTTTTCAGAGCGGAGCTTATAAAAAAGTTTCAGTAGAATATTTATCTCATTTCAAACGAGGCGTAGATATGGTCCTGAGGGCTGTGGGTTTGCTGGGGGCTGAGCAGCCTGCGGTTGAAAACTTAGGTGACATACTTGCTCTTTACAGCACGTTTGATTTTGTTGCTAACGAAAAGGACAAGGCAACGGAATTAGTGTTTGCCTTTTCAATCAATTCTACAGGCGAGCAGCCTGATAATATAGATGATGGTGACAAAAAGGGAGGTGACAAAAATATGAAAACTGCAGAGGAACTATTAAAGGACATAGAGACAAAGGACGCTCAGATTTTGAAGATGTCAACGGATAAGACCACAAGCGAGGCTGAAATAGCAAAACTGAAATCAGAAAATGAAACTGCAAAAAAGAACATGCAGGTTATTACCATTGATGGTCTTATCGAGGGCTGGGTGAAAGAGGGAAAACTTTTACCCGCACAGACAGAGGCGATTAAAACTTTTATGTTGTCGGTCAATCTTGATAACGTTGTTAAGTTCGGGAAAGACCAGGCAGATAAACCGCTTAAAGATGTTCTGTCTGAATATTTCAAATCTATGCCTCAGATTATAAAGTTTTCTGAGAAAACCACGATAGACGGAAAAGAAAATGCAGAGGGCGACGACCAGGAGCATATGACTCACAAGGCTTTGCTCAAGAACGTTAAGGTGTTTATGGTAGAGAGGAAGATTGTTGATATTACAGTGGGAATAGACGCTTACCTTAAAGAACACCCGGAAATTAACGGCGAAGCAGAAAAGTAAAAATTTTTTTACAAAAAAAATAAAGTAAAGGAGGTGATTTACTATGAGTCAGCAGATTGGTGTTTTGGAAATAACAAGGAAAGCGGAAAAAGACCTCAGCACTAAACAATATTATTTTGTTGAGATGGGCGGGGCTGCGGGACAGATAGACGTTTGCGATAATGCAGGCGATTTAGTTCTGGGTGTTCTGCAGAACAAACCCAATGCAGCGAATAAACTTTGCGCCATAAGGGTTATGGGAACTACAAAGGTTATTTGCGGTGGTACCGTGACTGAAATGGCCAGAGTCGGAACGGACGTTGACGGAAAATGTGTTGTCAAAAGCGTAGCTGCAGATCTTGTTGCAGGTATAGCTTTGGAAGCAGGGGCTGCGGGAGATATTATTGAAATACTCCTGACTCCGGCTGCTCAGAGGGCTGCATAGTTTTAAAAGAAAAAAAATGAATAAAAAAGGGAGGTGAATTACAATGAAGATAGATCCCAGGTTATTGGACCTTAAATTGATTAGGAAACTGACAAGTCCAACTTTGAGTGATGTCCACGTGGATGAATTGCTTACTGAAATTGTTATCGGATATCCGAACGCAGGTTTTATTGCTGAGGAGATTAGCCCCGTTGTAGAAGTTACCGGAGAAACTGGAAAATATACGAAATGGGGCAGAGAGAATGTTGATATACCTCAAACGGGCAGGGCACCAGGTGCTGATTTCAAAAGGGTTGACGTTACGGTCGATTTGACTGGCGTTTATGCTTGCGAAGAATATGGACTTGAGTA